GACCGCGATGAAGTCGCCCGGCTCTACGTTTCCGGCGTGAGTGAATTGGGCGTCGCCACCCAACTCGGCCTCCAGCGGTCCACCGTCTCGCGCGCACTTCGCGATGCTGGCGTGCCCCGTCGCAGTCAGTCCGACGCGGAACGGCTCAAGTGGAGCCGAATGGACGCCGCCACCCGCGCCCGGCAATACGAGGCCGCTCACGCCGCTGCGGTCGGGCGCATCGTTGGCGAGGCCGAGGCGATCCGCAGGGCACTCGCCCAGAGCCGCCGCACCAGCCCCTCGGAATCTGACATCGCGACCGCTTTGCGCGAGCGCGGCGCCGAGGTTTTCGAGCAAATGCCTGTCGGTCGATACAATCTCGACCTCGCCATCATGCACGCCCGCCCCGTCGCCGTCGAAGTCTTCGACACGACAATTAGCGGACATGCTAAGACTACCGCCGCCCAGCGCCTCAAAGACATCAGCGGCGCAGGCTTCGCTTGCATCTACGTCCTCACCTACCTTGCGCCCGGCGTGCTGCGTGTCAGCGATGTCGCGGATCGCATACTGTCCTTCGCGCAAGCGGTGAGCGGGGACAAAGCCGCTGAGGGTCAATACGGGGTGATTGGGTGTGACGGTAAGCCGCGCACCACTCGCCGTCTCAATCTCGATCACTTCCCCCGCGTAGAGGGATTTTAGCCCAAGCACGAATTCACCGCGCACCAGCGCGTCGCCGGGGATGCAGTTGATATCAAGTTCAGCGACCCCGAACCCGCCCGGATACATCGCCTGCGCGCCGTTGACCTCGAACGGCTCGTTTATGCCGCGCACCTGCCCGTCCACTTCAACGTGCGCCTCGCGAACTTCGTTGTCAGATGTTGCTAACCATTCGCGCTCTTCAATCCCGGCTTCGCGGTGCGCCTCGGTCGTCGCGAAGTTGCTCGCCTGGACGATCTCCGTCCGCGCGATGGTCCTCGCCCGCCCCGCGCTCGCGTCGGTCACCGTCGCCCGGATGCGCTTGACTAGATCGCCCGTCGATTCACCAGCCGCCACGCCTTCGCTCAGCGTCACCCGCAGCGAATCGCGCGTTGCCCCGACGATCAGCTTTGACCGCTCCGCCGCCATCGTGCTGATCCACTCAGAAACCACAGGATCAAAAACGTCAAACGCGATCTCGACGCCGATATCCGCCAGCGCAGCTGCCGCGAAATCAGTGACCGTCGATCGATATGCTGACGTGAGTGACGGCTCAAACCATTCGTCAGGGATCGCGTCCATGGCATCGGCGGGCGCCTTAACCGTCGCCGCCTTGGTGACGCACATGCGCGCAGCCGCGCCCTTTTGATGCTGGCCGTAGATCGTCGTGAATTGCAGCGCGAAATTCCGCCCGGCGCCATCCGGCAATGGTTCATGGCCGATAGCCGCGCGGCGTTCGTCCACCGTGAACACGTCAGGGTTCGCCGCGATGTAGGCCCGGCGCGCCTCTACGTCCTCGTCAACCGGATCGTCAAACACCGCGTAAAGATCGGCGTCATACTGCGGCGCAAGCTGGTCGTTGATCGCCGCCGCCCGCGCCATCAGCCGGGGCTTGATGACATGCTTCGTGAAGAGAAACTCCGCACTCTCAATCGTCGCGCGGTTGCTGTTCGCAAGAATACCGACCAACTCAGGCGGAACGCCAAACACCGAAACGATGATGTCGCGCTCATACGCCCGCAGGCTGGTTAGCTGCAACTCCTGGAAATTCGGCGTGAGGTCGTGAACCTCTACCGGCCCGCGCGAGAACATGGGCAGCCCCGCCCGGTTCGGCCCGCCAAATCGTTGCGGCCAAATCTCGGATAGCCGCGCGACCGCGCCCTCCTCCATGGGGGCCTCTTTCGACCCGCTAACGATGATGTCCGGGCGCGCCCTGTTCGCGAGGCTGTTCGCGACGTGTTTCGCTGCGTATTCGTCCGCGCTCAATTCATCGTCGAGCGCCATTCCGATGCCCGAGCCGCGCTCGTATGGGCGCAGCGGGTCAACATCTTTCATCCACAACACGTCCTCCGCCGGGAGCCTCATAGAGGCGCCGCCGTCGGGCTGGACCTCGAAGAAAGCATGACCGGGGCGCGGCGTCTCCCGCACCCAGTGCGGGGCAGCGGGCCATCGGCGCACCGGCGCGCCCAGCATGTTGCGGTCCAGAACCGAAAACGCCTCACCCACCAGCAGAAGGTGCAACTCCGTCGCCATACGGCATTGCAGCCCGTCCAGCCCCGGGACGCCGCTGTTTAGCAGCCGCGCCATCAAGTGCCCGTCAAGCCGTTGCTCCCGCCCGTCAACTGTCGTCGCCGCATGCCATTCGGTTGACGCCACCGCAAACGCGATCTTGCGCGCGACCGATTGCAGGATCGGCGACGCGGAATAAGCCGCCAGCATTTCGCGAGTGCCGCGCTTGGGGACTGCCCGCGTCGTCGCCGGGACAAGCTGCGCCCCTGACACGCCCCGGATAGCCGCCGCCGCCCGGCTGATGAAACCAAGCATCAGGCGAACTCATGCGCAAATTGCACGCCGAGCATCAACTCCGTGAGCGCCCACACCGCCGCGTCGAGCCGATCCGGCGAACCCTTGCCAGCGTAGCCCGATGGCCCCATTGCGCACATCTGGTCTTCTAACCCGGCAAAAACGCCCATATGTGACACCCTGCATTGCTCATAGAGCGCCGCAACCGGCTCGGCGCGCGCGACCTTGCCACGGCTGGCAGTCACTTCGCTATAGCTGACGTTGCGATCCACGGTGCGAATGACATGCTCCACCATCGCACCCCCGAAATGCCGCTCAGCGACGATCCGATCCGCGTTGAACTCGCGGTAGGCGTCAACCGCCCGCGCGCCCCAGCCTGCTGGCGACATATCGCATGACCGATCGGCCAGGATGTAGCCCCGGCCATCAACGCCAAGCCCAGCAACGACAATGCCGATGCTGTCGCCATGCCCGTCATCGCCTTGGCCTGACGGATCGACCGCTACCACGATGCGCTGCATCTCAGGCGCGACCGTTACGCGGGCCGCGTCGATCATCGCCATGGTCCAGAGCGCGCCCGGCATATCATCGAGCACCTCGCCAGCCAGTTCCTGGCGCCCCAGCCGCGTCCCCTCGTACTTTCGCCGCAGCGTGGCAACCGCAGACGGCGCGAGGTTCGCCTCGTTTTCAAACGTTGAGCCGGTTGTGACCACCGTGTCAGCGTCGGCGAGTATCCCGCGAACGAGCGCGGTCGGACGCGGCGTTGTCGTGACCACCACGCGGGGGCGGCTGCCAAGGCGCAAGCCGAACATCAATTGATCCCATGCGTCCGGGTCTGGCCATGTTGCCAATTCATCACACCACGATCCCGAGTGTTGCGGCCCGCGCAATCTTGACGGCGCATCCGCCGAGAATAACTTGATCCGGCTCCCGTTGGCGAGCGTCATCTCGCCGATACTGCGATTCCACGACGCTACCTCTGACGGCGGGATCACACTCAGCAGCCCGCTTTGCCCCTCAACGCAGGTATCGCGCGCGTCGGCGAACGTTGGCGCTACAACGGCCCATCGCGTCCCCGGCGCCTTTTGCGCTTCCCATGCCAGCCATTCCGCGCCGGTGCGGGTCTTGCCCCAGCCGCGCCCAGAACGAATGAACCACGTCGCCCAGTCTCGATCTGTCGGCGGTAGCTGACTAGGCCTCGCCCTTGCCAGCCACGCCAGCCGCGCCTGCGCTACCGGCGAGGCGAGATGCGATGGCGTCAAGATTGGCTGCGGCCTCATCGCTTAGCGTATGCTCATGCTGCATCGGCCCGCCATCTTGGCCTGTCACCTCTAGGCGCTCAGACCACCCGTATTTCTTGCCGCGGACTTTGAGGAAAAAGATGATGCTAGCCGTGTCGCCATTCAAGGCTTTCTGCACCAGCGTATTCGCAACGTTGGCGATAGTCTTATCCAACCCTACCGCGAGTTCCTCCGCGTAGTGCTTGACCAGCGTCGGCTCGCTGATGCCGATGATGCGCGCGATCTCCGGCTGATTGATGCCCGCGACGATCAGCGCCCGAGCCTGCGCGCGGGTTTCATCCGTTGGCCGGTGCGGCGGGCGACCGCCCTTGTTTTTTTCTGCGGTCATCGCCGATTTCCCTTGCATCGTGCGCAGTTTCTGCGTATGCTCTTTCTTAACGGAGCGGATGATCCGCCCCCGGCAGGAGATACCGAAATGACCATGACCTACACCATCGCGATTTGCGACGACATGCTGGTGGCGACGGCGCCTGACGGCGACGATGCGCTAATGGCGCAGCGCCTCAACGCCATGGACGATCAACTTTCAGGCAACTGGCGCGACCGCGTGACGTTCACCAGCGGCCTCACGCTGGTCGGCCTCGACGATGACGACATCGACGGAGCCGAAGAAGTCTACAGCGGCACG